AGATGTATTCATACCCTATATCATCTCATACGATGTACGAGTTACATCGGCGTTCGACGTTCAACTAACCTATACGCAGCAAATACCTAATCCCGATCCAATCGAACTGAGCGTCACGATCCCGGCTGAAGAGAAAGTACAGACTGGCATGATCCATGCTGAGATGGTAAACACGACCAAGTCTGGCTACGTTCGGCTTAACGGTCGAACTCTCGGTAACGGTTCCTCGAGTGGAACCGAACGCGCGAACGCAGATACTTCGGCCCTGTTTGCCTATCTGTGGGATAACCTTACTGACGCTATCGCCCCAGTCTCTGGCGGACGTGGTGGCACTGCCGCGGCGGACTACGCAGCCAATAAGACCATTACATTGGTCAACTGGCAAGGCGCAGTGCCTGCTGGTCTTGATGACATGGGGGCGAGCGCCGGGAGTTTCTTTAGTGGACTGACATTCGGCACTGGAAATGCTACTACCGCTGGTTCTCGGATAGGCACGAACGGCGTAACACTTATAACTGCCAACATTCCAGCACATACTCATGCTGGTACTACCGCCGCAGAAGGGGCGCATACACATACTGGTACGACTGGGACTGAGAGCCAGTCGCATACACACTCTGGTACATCCTCGTCGGACGGAGCACATACTCATACAGTCAACATCACCGATCCAGGGCATTTTCACAGCATTTTCAGCTCGGTCCCCGTGGGCGCTGGCGGCGGCGAGGGCGTGACGAATGACACTGGGAGCGCTCAGAACACCGGGTCGGCCACTACTGGCATTACCGCCTCCAGCGTCTCCAACGGAGCCCATACTCACACTCTTACCACTGGAAACGCGTCTCAGACGCATACCCATAGTTTCACTACCAGCGCTGGTTCAGCCCATTCTCATACTTTCACAACCGACTCTGTCGGTTCTTCGACAGCATTCAACAACCTGGCACGTTCGATACTGGTGACTTGGTATATCAAACTCTAGAGGTTCGTGATGCATACTGGCTCGCTCCCATCCACTTCGATATACGGTACCTGGTCCGAGAATGTCGAGATCTGGAGTATCGACGATGACACTCTTATGGACTTATCGAGCGTGGTCGAGGCCACTCTTATCCTCCGTGACCCGTACACTAAAGATACCGAGCTTACACTCACATTGTCTAACGGAGACATAGTCTTTCCCTCGACTGGTATCGTACAGTGGCGGGCCGAAATGGGTGTTATGGGGACTCTCAAGAGTAAGACCTATACGGTCGTTTTGACACTTGAAGATGCCGATGATGTAGTCCCTATAATCCTCGGATCAATCTCAATCGTGGAGTGATCAGTGCCTCAGATCGTTGTTCTCACACTAGCTGTGACGATCATGCTGATGGCTATGACAATAGGACAGAAGGTAATGGTGTGCCCATGACGTACTCGCTGACGTGGCTGCCGCAAGTATTGCGCAACGCTGGACTGAAGGTTCAGGAGCAGCCTGGATGGAAAACTCGAGGTCACGGTGACGCTGATCCGACCAAGGGTGTGATCTGTCATCACACTAACGGGGCCAAAAGTGGCAATATGCCAACTCTAAACGTGCTGATTAATGGACGGCCAGACCTCAAAGGTCCGTTGTCGCAGCTTGGACTTGGCCGGGATGGAACCTATTATGTTATAGCGGCAGGTCTCTGTTGGCACGCTGGTCCAGGAAGCTGGCAGGGCCTGACAAACGGCAACTCCAGCTTTATCGGCATCGAGGCCGAGAACGTTGGTGACAGTTCAGACCCCTGGCCAACCGCTCAGATGGACGCCTATCGACGAGGGGTGGCGGCAATCCTCAAGCACATTAAGGCGCCCTCCATCATGTGCTGTGGGCACAAGGAGTGGGCACCTAGTCGGAAAGATGATCCAAGCTTTAACATGACTGTGTTTCGGCAGATGGTCGCTGCATTGTTGGTGGAGGTGCCGTTGCCCCCGAGGCCTCCAGCGAAGCCTTCGCTGTTCTACGCCAGCGGCAGAATATCTACGTTCGGTGGACCAGGCGACACTGGGATGTCCCCGATTGAGGGACTGGCGCTGTTTGAGACCTCTGACGAGATGAAACACTATCTCGGTGCCGACTGGGTGCTGTCTCCGGCATTGGCTGGGGCTAGCGGCCTCGGTCGTCGACTCAATCCGAGAAAGCTCTATGTTGCCTGCCGTTGGGACTATGCCAAGACAAGCAAGAAGTTTCTTAAAAGCGCTGTGGCACTGGTAGAGGCTAATGGTAAGACAATCGCTATGCGTCCGGTTGACTGGGGACCGAATATCAAGACCGGTCGGGTAGCTGACTTGTCGCCTGAAGGTGCAATCGCGCTCGGACTCAGAACAGATGATGAGTGTACTGTTACAATAGCGGGCGATATCCCGCCACCTCCGACGGTGCCTATCGTAGTGTCTACCGGCATTGGAGCGGTGCTTGGTGCAACTCTTGCCTGGTTCGGTGCTCATCCACTCTTGATAGCGGGGGTGTTCGTTGGGGCTACAATCGGTATCTACTTCATAGTTAAAAAGATGAGAGGAGACTGATATGTGGGCTCTAGCAATATTCTTAATGGTGCTATCAGGGCTGATCCTGTTCTACGTCATAGCCGGTCGCCCCTGGCTTAAGCGGCAGTCGTGGACTGGCAAGTTCTTCGATCTGATAGAGCCGTTCGAGATCTTGCTGTGGCAGAAGTCGGAGACTATTCTCTGGGCACGGTTCAAGCAGTTCATAGGAATTCTGCTGACTGTTCTGACCCAGATCGGAGCTATCGACTTGTCACCAGTTATGCCGTTTCTGCCATCAGGGTTTCAATGGATACCAGCACTCTTACCACTCATCATTACACTAGTCGGGCTGCTTGATGAGTACCTTCGTCGCGGCACGACAAAGCCCGTCGAGTTCGTGGCGCTACCGGACGATGAGAGCAAGCTGCCGCCCGGCACGGCTGAGGCTCTGGCAATAGCCGACACCGCCAAGCAAGATGCTGTAATGCTTGTTGAGTCTGACAAGAGAGCGGGGCTCATATGATTAACGAAGCCATTCAAAGCTTTATCAACGCTATCACCGATAAACTCGGGAGCTTCTGGCTCGACCTCTGGTCGCCCATTAGCGACGCCTGGCCGTTCTGGTGGAGTTGGGGAGTGTTCATTCTGATCCTGCTTGCGTGCTTCGTGATCGGGTTCTTTCTGCAGTTCAAATGGATCAGGCTTGTTTTGGGCGTGATCGTGCTCGGTGCGGCCGCGTGGCTGACAGGTAGAGTTACGATGTATAATGAGATGAAAAAGAAACTCGAGGCTGAGCGGAAGAAGAAATCTGTCCCCAAACCCCCACCAAAGCCTCCGTCTGATGGATGGCGATAAGTGACACGACGATCAACAGCTATGTCTCACAGAACCGTAGCTAACGGACTATCCGTCCCTTGGAGTACACTGATTAGCACGATGGCGTTCGGAGTGATCGTAGCGGGAGCCGGTTGGTCGCTGTTCCAGACTCAGTTTGCTTCCCAGGCTGAAATCGTCAAGCAGAACAAAGAGAGCGCAGAGCGGATGATTACCAACCTGCGTCGCGATCTTGAGGCGCGTGACACCGACCTCAGGACTGAGCACAGTTTTCTGCGCGGCAGATTGATAACTATTCAGGGCGAACTGGTCCACGAGAAGGATTTCAGTCAGTTCAACATTGGCTTGAGGGACCGACTAGACCGGCTCGACAAGCAGCTGCAGCAACTAGAGACGACGCGGCCGTCGAGCCCTGAGCTACAATCGACCGCGAAGGCACTCGACAGTCAGGTCAATCGAGTTGAGGAGAGAGTTCGACAACTTGAGATGTTCCTGCGAGGGTCACCTCCGACGGCACATTAGTCGCTCTGACCGCTCAGTCGTTCTTCTCGCGTTGTGGGCTGATAGCCCTGGAAGCTGTTGCCCTGGATGCTTATCTTGAGCATTCGGGACTTGACCATAATATCGAGTACTCGCATGATCGAATGAGCGGGTACGCGCTCGCGCAAGAAGTGGACTACGCGATGTTCCCCGACTGGCTTATTTTCTTTGGAGTAGATCATCCACACATAGTTCCAGGCCTCTTCCATTGCGGCCGAGTCTCCTCCAGTCATCATTGACTTGAAGATGTCTGGCATGTACCGCTCGGCCTCGGTAAGCCAGTTTAAGGCCTCGCTGTAGTGTTCAATCCCGATAACTCTGTCGCTCGAGTGGGATATGCTTGATATCATGCATAGTTTCAGCAGATGAGCGACTCGCCGAGAGTTATAGTACTGTAGCTTTTGATGGGCGGGCTCGGGCTTACAGCCGCCACTTACCCAGGCTTTGACTGCCTTGGCTGCGGGGGTGGTGAAGGCCATTTGTCCATATTCAGTGGCGATCGTCTTGAGATCGTGAAGGAGATCTCCTCGGAGACGACCGGTGAGGACGGTGATGTCAGCGTCACCGAAAGGGTCTTTAAGTACCCTATCACCTGAATAGATGAGTATCGTTCTGGAAACGAAGCCTTGATCCCAAGCCCCCGCAGGCATAACCTCGTTAAGATATGAAGGAGTACACGCTCCCAGTAGGTTGATCTGCGGATGAGCGATTTTGATCCTAAGATCCTTCCCGCGTCTCTTCTGATCCAGCGTAAAGCCATCGTATATGTCCGTCAGGTTGTTCATGAGCGAGTTCTCCCAGGCTGGGATCAGCACGCCAAGCTCACGAGAGATGACTGTAAGAGAGTTGAACTCCACGTAGGGGTCTGGCCCCGCGAGTAGGGTCAGTCGTCTGACTGACTCGTTCAGGGCGTCAATAAGACTCGCCGAGGTCATATCCGAGGGGCCGACTTTTAGCTCTGGCACCTCCCGTAACATAGACTCTCCGAAATGGATCGCCTGTCCCTTGCCAATTCCGGGGGGTCCCACTAAGAGCACGTAGAGGCCCGGATATAGGTTTGAGCCCATAGTCCGAACCCAGAGTTTTCGTTCCATCGCGGCTGCTATGAAGAAGATCGCCACCCACTTGCGGAATAACGGAGGGGAAGGTAGAATTTCCGTGTACTCTTGGTATGCGTCGATCCAGCTGCCGAGTCGCCTAGTTACGGGAGCGGCGCTCATCTGGCCACTTTGAAAGTCCGCCGGGATTATCTTTTGTTGCCTTACTCCAGTTCCATCCCACTTGGACTTCTACGGGGACGACGAACTGTCTACCTCCCTCCAGTTCGATCGGAACCCGCATGGCCGAGAGTATCTGCGGCAAGATTTCATTCTCCCTCTCCTCTGAGTATTGCATCAACAGTGAGTCATGACCTTGTAACAGAAGTTGAACTGTGTTCAAGCGCCACACGTTCATCATAGCGTTGTTCATCTCGTCGGCTGTCATGGACTGCCCCATATGGGCTACAGCCTGTTTAAGGGTATCTCGTTCGTCGCGCTTACCAAAGAACCAGCGCTTGCGCCCGAGCGGTGTAACGAGGTTACCCGTCTCGATTAGCTGCGTTTGTATCCATGCGTGCAGTCGTGGGATCGCCGGAAAAGTCTTGAAATAAAGCGTCTGAAACTCTTTAATAACGTCTTGGTCGATCTTGGTGTGCTTCGACATCTCATAGGGGCTTCCCAGGTAATTCGTACCGTGGCCAAGCACCTTACACATATGGCGCAGTCCATAATGGCGGTAGTAGGGCTGTTCCGCGATCCTCCGATCCTCACTGAGTGAGTTAGTCCAGGGCAGATCGGGTCTTGACATTCTAGCGACCGTAGTGTGGAGATCACCCGACTCACAGGCATCCAGATATTTTCCATCTCTGAACACATTCCAGCACAAAGCTCCTATGTTGCGGCTATCAGCCTGTTCAAGATCGACGTTAGCGAACTTCATCCCTGGGTCGGCAACGACTATTCTTCGTAATCGCTCCTCAATGTTCTGAAGATTTCCGCCTGTACCAAAGTCATTGAGGCTAGAAGAAAATCTACCTGTTGTTGTTCCGGCAATGTTATAACTCGTCCTGAGCCTGCCATCTGGATCAATTTTCGTTTCAAGGACACCAATCTTTTTTCCAAAGTCTCTAAGAGCGAGAATATGTCCAATAATTGGCTGTGCGATAAAGTGTATCTGTAGTCGCTCAAGTGCGTCACGGTTGACTGTTCGGGCGAGTTGCCCGGTAGCGTTTCGCTTTCTAATCTCCGGAAGCTTGAGAATATCATAGAGTAGAATAGCGACAAGGGCATTCGATCGCCATGCTCGAGTTCTTCCCGAATTTCTGAAATCGGTATATCCGACTCCATCATGAACGATGTGATAGAGGTTCCGTTCGAGTCTCTCAGTATCACGTGTATAAGAGTCGATTGCCAGTCGTCGTTCTCGCTCATCTATCAATACTCCATGAAGGTTCATCTCCATAACCGGAGCCTGAAGCGACCGCGACAACGCGTAGGTACCGCCGGTTAGATTATCCAACTGCGGAAGCAGCGCCTCAAGGACTTCGAGGGTCACACAACAGTCGAGGCCATTATAGATCCACAAGCGCTCAGTTTCGGACTTTGGGTCGCCGGGGCGCAGGGCGTCGGTGCGAGTGACTTTCATTCGGCAACCATAACTATGGCTATGATCCAACAAAGGATGAAAAATAGAACAGATACTGCGATCTGCCCTAGCAGAATAACGTCGAGCCAGTCATTTATCCAGGGCCGCTTCATTGCCACTCCAGCCACAGTGCCTCGCCCCATGTGATAGACATTGTGACTATGTCACAGCCAACGAGATATTCGGCGTAACAACTGGTATTGCAGTAGACTCGAAGGAGGATCATCGGCGCACCTGAAAGTGACTGTTGAAGAACTCACCCTTCGACGGGGCTGCTACGAAAGCGTCGAAGAGTTCTCGATCGCCCTCATAGCTATAGCTGCCGCCACGAATGAACTCTACAGTGATAACGTTATCCGAGCGCCACCCGATCGTGCGAATGGCAGTGGACGAGACAGGGATAGTTATATCCTCGTGCTCTTCGTCATCGTCCTCTGTGAGGGCCTTTTTTAGAAGGCCGACCGCGATTAGTCGAGCTAGTGACATTGTCAGTCCTCCTTTTTGATAGTACCTTTGTGTTTAAGACGAATACCGAGCTTCCATGCGCTTTCATTTGTATATACTGATCCAAGATAGTCAAGCCCTTTTGGAGCTTCCGGCTGCAGAGCGTGGTGTAAAAGCATCGTGTCGTGGACAGCGTTCCTGACAGGAACCCCGTACGTCTTCCACAAGCGGGACATATCAAATATACCATTCTGGAACACCTTTGCTACAGGAGAGTCTAGCACCTTCCGCACCCAGGCCCAGGCGGCCATCTCGGCCTCGAGTGAGGGCCAATAGTTTCCGCCCGGCTTTCGTAGGTCCTCGAACGGCACTACGAGTGCTATGTCGATCGCGGGCGAAAAGCCTATGCAGGTTATTCGATCCCCTCTGGTTTCGATATCCACAGAGAGATAGGTAGCTCTTGCGATGAACTTTTCGGCGAACCAGTCGAGTTCTGAGAGGAGCGGTTCGGTATATATGGATCGCTGAGGGCGTCGTATCTCTGGGTATTCACTTTCGCGACGTGCTTTTTGTAGATCGAGGATAGTCACATGCCTAGACTCGTAGCTACCTTGGAGGATATAGGAGGGGTGGAATGTTGGGAGGCACTTTTTTCCTGCCAGAATGGAGGAACTTGCGACTGCCCCACGAAGTTTCGATATTCTACCGTCACGTAGTATTGCCCAGGCGGCAGTTCCCCCGAGACAGACAATGACATTTGGATCAGCTTTAGTAAGTTCTGCGTAAAGTCTGTCGAGTTCAGGGAGAAATTCATCGCGGATGTACTTGCCAGATGATAGCGGCGGGAGCGCATGACGAACCTCCTTACGGGTTGCACATAGGTTCTCGATCTTATTAGTCGGGCGCGGCCGCAAGTTGAAGCAGTTCGTGAGAAAGCAATCGGCTCGGACGATCCCGGCCTCGGTCAACATAGAGTTCAACTGCCAGCCCGCAGGCCCGACGAATGGCATCCGTGCACGCTCCTCGTGCTCGCCCCAGGCCTCTCCGACGAGGGCTATTTTATACTTTGTTGACATTTGTCATAGACCGAAGAACTTGCTCGCGAATGGCTATGGCAAAACAAGCTACAAGGCCTTCCATATCTTCACTTAGGTTGGCCGTCAGCGATCTGCCTCCTTCGTGCCGCTTGCGGTACATAGCGGCTCGCAGTTCGAGATACTCCCAATCAAGATACTCGATCTCGCCAACAGAGTTTATCTTACACCACATTCTGCCTTGCATTATGGTCTCCACGGGACGCCACGGAAAACTCGATAGGCCAATCTATGCCCCGCTTTTTGGCAGACTATATAAGCATTCTGTCTTGACATTTCGAGTATTCGTGCGATTTCCGCATAGCTCTTGCCTTCAAGGAACAGATCAAGGGCCTTTGCGCGTTTCTCCCAATCGTGCACCCGCTTCCGCTTCTGTGGCTTTTCGAAGTCTTCTACTTTTTTCCAGGGCCTCTTTTGCCAATAGGGCGAATTCTGAGCTGACTTCAATTCCCAAGCAGTTTTTACAGCCAAGAGATTCAGCCGCTCGCAAGGCACTGCCACTTCCACAAGTGGGATCGAGCAGAACCGTATTCTCGTCGCACAGCATCCCAAAGAAGTGGCGCAGCATTGGCTCGGGTTTTTCTGACATATGGCGGTCCCGTACTGTTGGAGCAGCGTAAGCGTTAGCCACTGCTCGAACGATCTTGCGGTCTCCGCGGCTTCCAAAAAGGCATGTTTCATATATCTGTCGAGGGCCACGTTCTGGGTCAGGGAGGATACCAGCGCCATCGCTTTTCATCCATATTAGAGGTTGGGGATTGATATTCCAGCCCATACGTTCGAGGGCGCGTGCAGTGGGCTCGTAGAGTCTGCTGTCGCCCTTGCGCATAGCGAACCAAAACATCAGATGGCATGACTGCGCCGTTAGGCGCTTGGTGGTTATCTCGAGAGCTGTCATGAGACGCTCCCACGTCTCGCGAGTATCGGTATAGCCTCCATGCGAGGCTGCTCCGCCCTGATTGAACTCATTAGCCTCGATCCCATAGGGAAAGTCACAGTGGATAAAGTTGAATCTGGAGCCCGTGGCTCTTTCCGACTGAGACCACTCTACGAAATCAGCAACCTGGATACTTTCCTGCGGCTGCTCGCCTTCGAGTTTCACGCCACCAAAGGTATTATGAAGCTTTTCTATCCCCTCCTGATAACGACGCTCAAGCGCCCGTTCGGTTATGCCAGCGGCTGTGGAGAGCTTTGGTGCTTCCAGCACGAGCTTGTTCCCACGTCTCATTTCCTCGTCGATCTGAAGAAGCCGACCAGTATGCTGTGGGGATAGACCAATAGCGCTAGCAGTATCATTTTGCCCCCAGTTGGTTTCCTCGCGCGCGCGAATAGAGTGATATCGAGCTACGGCGCGGACTTGGTCTTGCCAGGATATGTCCTGGCGTTTGATGTTCTCTTCGAGTTCGATAGCCTCGAGTTTCGCGGGCTCGAGTTCATCCACAAATTGAACTGGGATATTCGTCCATCCGAGCTTCGTACAGGCGGAAAGTCGCCGCTCGCCAGCGACCAGATCGCGCTGACGGGTTACGACGATAGGGTGAATAAGTCCGAGACGACGGATGGAGTCCATCAGAACGTCGATGTCCTTGAGTTCCCGTCGTTGGCGCTCGTCCCGCTTGACTGTGATGCTGTCAAGCGGGACCATATGGAAAATTCCAGAAGTCATGGTACGTCTACCTTCTGTAGCGCTTCTTCTACATCCCTCATCATATCGAATGCTCGAAGTTTCTTTTCTTCTGTGAGTGACATTTGCTGAGCCCATATAGCGAGCAAGGACATAAGCGCTAGCAGCTGCGTAAGAGTCATTTCAGCGCTTCCTCAACAGCCTGATGGGCCTCTTCAGAATGGTCTTCGGTAAGATTGGGCAACTCCTCGCGGTTCAGATCGAGTATGATCTTGGTGGCGACACTGAGCTTGGCCCGTTGGGAGTTGAGCTTATCCTGATTAGCCTCACCTCGTACCCGCAGCGTCTCGCAATCGACGTTGAGGATCTCGTTCGCCTTTTCGACAGTGGCCAGTCGGCCCTTAAGTTCGTAGATCTCGGTCTTAAGTTGAGTGACTTCGATCTCGTAACGGGCTTTTGCATCACGTAGTTCGTTCTCGAGTTCCTCCCACTGCTGTGCAGCCTCGGCAGCGCGCTCGGATCGAGCAGACGCACGAGGGGGTCTGGCGATGGCCCCTGGAGTGTTGATAAAGCTTGGAACTGCCATGTTTTCATCAGCCATGAGGGGTTCCTTTCTTCTGTTGGGCTTGCGCTTTCCGTACAGGTCTAGAATGCTACTCATGATTTTCTCCTTGGGTTCCGGGACTGTATGGGTGGTACCGTTTCGGTATCATACCGATTATTCACTATATCGGTATGACCGTTCACTGCCGCACGCCACTCTCCACACCAGGCTTCGTGCCGAAGGAGTGGAAAGAAAGTCGTAACTTGCTTGCCATCGACCCTGGTGATGGCTGGAGGATATCTACAGCAGGTGATCGAAGTCTCGTCGTTTGCCCGACTGTAGTAACAGTTTTCACAACACTCTGCCATATCGACCTCCTGGGAGGAAACCGGAGAGCCTCAACGAATGTCCAGCGCTGGACTCCCCGGTCCTCGATACACAGTCTGAGGAGTCAGCACTCAGACGTGTGCAGTCGACTCGACCCGGTGATACACCCGCTTGCCGTCTTGCGACAGTTCATGACGGAGTTTCACCAGTAACTGTTTGCCTGGAGCCTCGGCAACAATCTGCGTAAGAGTTTTGTCGCCCTCCGCGATACCGAGATGTTCTACGAGCATCTCCTTGAGCCGATACGCAGCCGCCTCGGTAATGTAGAAATCTGACTCGATGATCTTCCCGACGATCTGCTGCTCTGCAGCCTGACCCGCATCAACTCCATCGAACGGCGCCAGGATCTTGAACTTGAACTTCAGAAAATCAGTCTGCTTCTGACTGGACTTTCCGGGCGCAGGAGGCCCATCCACAAGACAGTGATAAACTCCGACCGGATAGGCCGGTGGCGCCTTGATCTCTGATGCAGGCTTATTCAGGATTTCCTCAAAGCTCGCCATTTTTACCTCCATGGCAGTATTGTTAACGGGACGAGGCGCTAGGGCCTCTATATCTATCTTATCCCACACTGGTGTGGGCGTTAGTAGTATAGCATCCACGACCAGCCTTTTCAGTGGGGCAAGTGGGAAGCGATACAGGCTTCCAATTTTTACCACTGGGATTTCTCCATTGCGGGCAGCTTTGTAGACAGAAGCTATACTAATACCAAGTAGTTCACTCGCCTCCTTTGCACTGATGGTTTTTGGAAAGCTAGACATTTCTGACTCCTATGACCGAGGGTGATTATGGAAGTATCTTCTCATGTTCTCGGCCTGACTAACATTGAGAAGATTTAGAACTCTGTTATTAGACTTGTTCTCATCGAGATGATCTATAGTGATAGGCCACTTTCCGTGGATATAAAGCCAGACAAGAACATGAGCGTAGTAGCTGTGTCCATTTATCTTTAGATGAACATAGCCATCTTTTCTTTGGTGACCGGCTCTCATTCCATATATGACTCTTGATTTTGGCTGCTTCCAGTGAAAATGTCCGGTACAAGGATTGTACCGTAGCATTCTTCTGAGTCTAATCTGCGTAAGCATTCTACGACCTCACTGTATCAAAAAATGTAGCTAGTCCCGTTTCGATAGGTAAAGTTGGAAGCATCTTGAAACTCGCAGGGTTCGCCAGGTCGATCATGGCAGTCGCCGCCGTTTGTATTTGGCGCTTGCCGCCCGGGCCGGTCTGCGCGAGTGCGACAGAATTGAAGTAAGTGGGTATCTGCGGGGAGAGAGCGGACCCCACAGCCGTCGGATATCCTTTTTTCGTCCCGTCTGGATTATCAACGTAGCGCACGTGGCTGATAACAATAACGTTTGTTCTGAATGTTTCAGATGTGAGTAGGGCGAGCACATTCTCAACAGCGTCTTGAGCATCTTTATAGACTGCGCGTACGTCATATTTACCATCCTTCGAGCGCGGGACCAGAGGCTCTCTGAACCGGAATGCAGCATCGGACATGAATGTCAGGGAGTCGACGACGAGGATCACCTCCTCGCCCCAGTTGGCCGGAATGCCCATATCCACTGTTTCGTATTTCCAGTGATCGAGCATTTTCAGCCCTTCGATAAAGGCCGTGGCGGTCCCATCCACCACAGTTCCGATGGGGGTGGCCTTTAGCTTGTCGCGGAGCGTACGAAACTCGACGCGGTCAAGCAAAGTCGGGTTCTCTCGCTTGATGACCTGCGCGAGGGCGTCGAGCCCATTATCAAAATCGAGTATGCGAAGCTTGTATTTCTTCACAAGCGACGCAAGTCCGCCGGTCTTGCCGGACTTGGAGTCCCCGATCAAGAGGAGCTTCGTAAACTTACTCGACTGATGTTGCGTCAGGTTTGGCATTTGGTGGATTTTCCTCTACATCTATGACCAGTTGCATCTTCGCCCAGATAATAGTCTTGATCCAGTTTGGCGCGCTCGTTGTGAGTCTGACACCGTTACCGAGTTCGACTCGCAACTGGCCGTCCACGAGCGTCACCGCGTCCGGTTCCAGCGGGAACTCCATTATAACACTACCGCTCATTTGAATATCACCAGTATTACCATTAGGATAGCGAGTGCCAAGAACACCCTACAGATTATCTTGGAATAAGCTGGTCTCATTTGCGCCTCTATACGGGGGCTCCCCGGCCGCAGCGCGGACAGTAAGCATATGGCCTGAGACTGCCATCGCTGAAAGGACAGTCCCTGTACTCGAGCGGAGGCGGCCCGAACAGCCAGCACAGCCAGCGCGGACAGTTGTACTGCAACAGTTTCTCGGGTGTCCACTTACTCATCTCGGCACCAGGGGGTTCCATTCGCGCCGCTCAAAGCTACTTTCGAGGAACTTGCCCCTGACCATAGGGCTCTTCGAGCAGATACCCCTAAAGATACAGCCGCCATACTTATGGCAGGACTTGTCATTCTGCGGCCAATAGCCCTTATCGACATAGGACTCGGCCTGACGGATGTGGATCTGTGTGTCCTTCATCCACTCGTCGATCTGATCGGCGGTCTTGAACACGAACGAGCGAACAAAACGGCTGAAGCCGACCGCGATCTGTGCAGCGTCCACGATCACGCCTTTGACAGGGGTGTGGAAGGCGACTTGCGAGGCCACGGTGTAGAAGGACATTTGATTGTCTGGTTCGTACTGCTCGAAATAGTAGGAGCCGAGCGTGCTCGTGGTGGTCTTACGGTCCATCACAAAGGGCTGTTCTTGAAAGTCTACAACGCGATCGAGATAACCGCACATAGCGTAGGGAGTATTGAAATTGTAGTTGAACCCGGCGTCGAATTGGAAGTGCAGTTCGATCATAGGCTTACCAGAGTCAGAACTCATTCGGGTCTTGGCGGGATCGTCGCGGAACTTGTCCAGATACCAGACGACGGTGCGAACGAGAAATTCACGACACTTGAGCGAGGTTTTATCCTCAATGGACAGATCTTTACTCGCACGCCAGGGCTTTCCGTCGCGCCAAGTGCGCTCAAGAACGCGCCTGACTGTATGAAGCATTGCGCCATCGTGATCCAAGCCACTAAAACGGCTGCGCTCATAGCCTTCCAATGCCTCGTGATAGAGGATACCGAATTCAAGGTGAACGGACTCACCGCGCCCGACCCAACCCTCGATCATATGATACTGGTACTTGCGGGGGCACTCTTTGAGCCAACCGAGGGACGTGGAGTCCCAAGCCCACTGGGCTCGTGTACCATCTACGAATGGCGAAGGCCATTTTTCCATTTTCTGACTCCATTAAAAGACAGCTTCTAAAGTCCAAGGTCCTTCAGTAGGTCATCGGTCTTAGATGACTTTTTCCTAGGCGCCACTGGCGCCTTAACTCCAAGTTCGTACTGGGCTTGCGCCTCGCGCATACGAGTGATGATCTTCGCGATATCCTGATCGGTGAGCGTCAAGGGATCGCGATCAAAGAGTTCACTGAGGTCGCTCATCGGTTTTTGTCTCCGTATTCACACTGACAGGGCTCTAAGTGCATCGAACCATCAACTACCTTCCCGTCTTTGGTCACGACACAGTACGCCCAACCAGTACCACCACACCTATTGCACAGACTGTAGTCAATCTCCTTGGGGCGCTCAAGCAGGGATTTCGATATCGAGGGTATCGACGATGGGGATCCTCTGAGCAGCGCTCTCTTCAATCTGGCGAATATGTGCATGGATTATATCCCTGATGATCTTGGCAGCACCTATGCGGGGCGGATAGAGCGCCTGCAGCTTGGCATAGTCGCCAGCATACAGGTTCAGGGTGTGTTTAGTGATATCACGATCTTCACGTCTGCGCATTACTGTTCACCTCGATACCCCACTCAATGAAGGTAAGAACCTGCTCATTGAGACTGTTGTTATCTTTCGTAGCGGCATCTCGAAGCTCCCGCATAGTAGCGTGCGGTACACGAAGAAGAAGGTAGTGGTTCTCCTTTCGATTTTGCTTATATCGAACGGTATTAGACTGTCTCATTCTTCGCCTTTTTATTCTTGACAAGCCATAGCTTCATAGGATCAAATGGAGAATTGCAAATACTGATCTGGTTGAGGTCGGGGTCTTTGGCCTCTTTCCGCGCGGTATAGAGTCGATTTCGCGCCCCCTCTACGTCCGAACATACAATGGCAATGCCATCGGGAGAGTGGAGCGCCCGATACCAATAGTTTAGGATAGGTTCCTTAACTAACATTGAGCGCTCCACTTACGCTTACGCCACCCTTACAGCCCTAGCGACTCTAGCTTATCCACTAGCAGAGTCATATCCGCCTTGAACAGTACCGCCCCACCGTAAACTGTTTCATAAGTACTGACTGACCAATATCGAGGCGCCCGCGGATCGTACTTGTCTAGATAATGCAAGCCCGACCAAACGTCTCCCATTCTGAATGCGTCGAGGGCAAGCATGCTATCAGCAACCTTGCCGCCATATCTCTTCCTGACAGCACAGACATTCAAGAACTCGCCAGGATCGGTATTAAGGGACATAGCAAGTACGGCACCAGCAAAACAAGTCTGACACCGCCCGTCTCCGTAAGCCGCTGAGAGAGTAGGATCTAGCGAGGAACTAACGCGCCCGGCTGCATCGTGCCACACTTTCATATTGACTTTGTGATGAGGGCTCTGCTCGATCTTTTCCAGATCGGCAAGAGCAAGCCTGATCAGAGCAGAAGGTGTGTCTGGTAGTACTGACTCGACTTTGTATTCCTTACTCGGATCGTATAGCATCTTGGTTCTCCCGAAGCTGGAAAAAGTGGGAGCATTTGCGCTCCCCAAGTTCCAAGAAGGAGTGGGGGAAGGTGTCACGCTTCTTTGGCTCCTTCTTGGGGGCGTTTACGCGCTGGCACCAAGCAGTTCGTTGACCGAAGCCATAGCCTCCTTCGCGGCTTCCTTCTCGGCCTCGACCTGGCGGCGCGCAGTCTGAATGATCTTGCCGTCGTCGCCCTGAGAGTCGAGAAGGCCCTTCGCAGCCTGAGAGATACGAGCTGCGGGCCAGTCGTCTTGATCGAGGTTCTTCTGCTTGATCGCGGTGCGAACCATCTCGCGAGCAATACCCATTGCGAGAGTCATCACCGGATCGCCTCGGAAGCCGCCGCCACCAGTGCGAACACCGAACTGGTAGTCATTAGCGTAGTCGTCGAGTTGCTGCTGGAGGGTCTCGTTCGGAACTCCAGCCTCTTGACCCTCTGAAACCTTCTTGGCGAAGTTGTTGCGAAGGTTCTCATGCAGGGTCTGGTTCAGCGCGCCCGCCTCGCCGTCGGTCAGTACGTGCCCGGCCGCATAGCGGATAGGGACTTTGAACGTCTGTCCCTGGATAGTAATCTGGTCGTAGCCATTCGCCATAGTTACCTCCATTGGTTGGTAAGAAACAGTGAGTAGTTAGCTTGTCTGCAGGCCTTGACATTCTGAGAGTGAGTTAGCTCTCGAAGGTTCTCTATTCTGTTGTCGCCTTTGTCTCCGTTGATGTGGTCTACCTCATACCCTTCTCTTGGCTCTCTCCCGTAGTAAAGATACCAGGCGAGTCGATGAGCCTGATATTGTCTCCCACCTATGGTAACACTGATGTAAACTCTATCTCCGGACCTTACTTTCTTCCCAACAGTTGTATGCTTCGTGAAGTATCCTGTTACTGGGTTATATGATAGAGTTTTTTGTAGCTCTTCCAGTGGAGGGTGTCTTTTCATTCGAGTCAGACTCCTACGGGTGTTCGAACCATACGGGGGATTATATGCATATTTCACTAGCCTTGTCAAGTAGATTTTACACAGCTTCGTTATTTATTTTTGAGTTCTCCGTCTGGAGGCGCTCGATCTCGGCGCGCAGCCGCTCGATTTCATTCAATAATGTGATGATCTCGTGCCGTGACAATATCGCATTGTCCTCGTGATCGGCATTGCGCCACATCTGCCATTTGTCGTAAACGCTCACGCTCATTCCTTCCCTCCCTTTGCCTTTGCTCTGGCGGCGCGGGCTAACGCCACAACGTCATCACTGACCTTCGAACTCATTCGGTGCTCGGCTCGGTCAATGATGGCTGTGAGCGCCGCCAGCAGCTCGGCTTTGCTGACGCGTAGCTGCCCGATCTCGACCGCACGATCTCCAAGAATTTCGCGGACCTGTTCAAGCTCCGCGCGCAGCCGCTCGATCTCCTGCCGCTGGTCTTCGTTCTCGCGCCGCATGTCTCTATCAAGTTCCGAAATCTTGGCCATGCGCAGCCGCTCGATCTCGGCCTGTTGCTGGTTCCATCGCTCTGACAGAGTGGACGCTCCAGCTTCGGTGAGCCTCCGTTTCAGCCGCTCGTTCTCGGCCTCCAGATGCCTGATCGTATCAATGCTGATCCGGTGCGCACCGACGTGGTTACGCTTTAGCCGCTCGTTTTCTTCGGAGAGGGCGGCGCATTTATCGCACTTCATGGCTTCACTCTATCTCCTCTATGTTCATATCAGCAACCGAGCGGGGCTCTATGTAGAGTGTTGTTTCCTCTTCGCTTCCCTTGGAGGGAATGCGCAGGATTAACCTATCGTAGGCCGAGCGGTTCCACATCTGATGGTCTGGTGGATAAGTTCGTTTGTTCTCCTCTCGATCCATCTTACGATAGTAGTTGAAGCGCGACCGCAGCACGACCGCTGCACCGTAGCTCTCACAGGATATGCGAATGCCCTTTGGAGAGTTGACAGCGCGGTCGAATGCCTCGCGAATATCGTCGAACGCCAAGGGCGAGCGATTGAAGCTCATTCACAGGTCCTCCATGAGTCCATCAAGCCGGACAAAGAACAGTGACTCTTTCGCCCGTGTCTCTATGACGTAACGGACATTAAACTCTTGCTGGAGCGCTTCCCCCTCTTTGGACCACGGGCTCGGAATTCTATGGGGGTCCAGGTGATAGACAGTTTGCCATTCAAGCCCTTTAGCCTTATGTCCCGATAGCAGCTGTATTGGACCTTTGGACGAAAAAAGGCGCTCGCAGTAAGCAATAGCCGCTCCGAGAGTAGGTCCGAATTCAGCGAAAACACGTAGGCACTCAGCTTTATCCGCCACGGTTCCTGGGTTACGCGCCTTGCGGAGTTTGTCCGCCTCCCAGACATTGATCGCCTCATAGACCTTCTCCTGCGGAAGTTGCATATCGTCGCTCAGTTTCTTAAGAGCCCGCACAAGCTGAGGACCAAGGTCAGTGCCAACAAGGTGGACACCTCTTCCGGCCCTAAGAAGTGCGAGAGCGCAGCTAAGTAGAGGAGCATTGTTGCGACAGATAATAGCGCTATTGTCTGGTATGTCATTGGCCTTCCACTCCTCTAGAGTTGTGACCTGACCCTCCTTGGCCCACTCGGGCCAGCGCATATGAGGGACACGCTTGTGAGCGTTGCGGACCACGGAACGTGGACAGCGGAATGAGACGCTGAGCGTCATCTCGTGCATCGAGAAACGCTCGCGGAGATAACCCATCGACCTCGTGTCCGCGCCCCGGAAAGCATAGATGCTCTGCCAGGGATCACCGACTGCACCGAGCCAGGTGCTCGGCCCAACGAGCTTATCGAGCATGGCGTGGTTCAGCGGGCTGAAGTCCTGCACCTCGTCAGCCATGACGCGACGGTGCTGAGGAAACGATCCGCCGAAGAGTGTAGACATATAGATCTGGTCGTCGAAGTCAATCAATCCACCGTAGGACTGCCTGATCCCCGCCGCGAGCACATTGTTGATTATCTCGCAGAACCAGTCATCGGGCTCCTCTTCGAGCCCACCGAAGAACTCTTCGTTAGTCAGGATGGACTTGCCCTGAACTGAGTTCGGCGGCACGTAGCCTGAGAGCTTCGCGCGCGCAACAGTTTTGATGATGTCTCCCATGATCTCATAGGAGGCCTCACGATCGCGCTTTGGCAGGCGGTCGATAGCCTCTTTGACGAGGTTATAGTTCTTTTTGGTGTCGAGCACGAGGCGTTTGCCAACTGCGGCACCCCAAACCCTGTGCCCGATCGAGTTCATAGTGGCGCACCTAACGTGACCGGGCAAGACCTTGCCCATCTCTTCGGCAATGCGCTTGTTGAACGCCAACGAGACAGTAGGCTCGATCGGCAGATACTTGCACAGGAACCGCAAGGTGCTGGTCTTGGCCGCGCCCGCTAGAGCACTGATCAGTAGGTTCTGACTGTTCCCGAGCGCGAAGTCTATGATTGCGGTCTGTTCCTCGGTGGCCTCAAGGACCTTGCCGTCTGTTTCGAGTGTATAGGTCATGACCCCTCCTCGATATCGTCTATTAGTTCCATGAGATTGGCAAACCTCAGTTGTAATTTCTCTGTGTGCTCAATAAGTTTTAGTATAGCTACAGAGAGAGCCGGCCGAAGTAGTTGATCCTCTTGCACCTCGAACACTTTATCGAGTATGCCGATCGTGAAAACATAGCTACTGAGCTTCATCCCAGCATCCAGCATGTCACCGAACTTATCTCTAGGTAGTGCTCTCGCTATTATCAGGGCCATGTAGACAGAGACCTGGATTTGTTTGGCTGGACCGAGTGCCTCGAAGCGAGACTTGAACTGTTGAAAGTTTTCATCCGTTTCCATCACTGACTCCTTTCAGGCCAAGAACTGTGTCTATAGCGGAGGCGAACTCCTCGGCCTGAGATTTGGTAAGGCCGAGTACATCGAGGTCGAGAAGGGGGCGCGCTCGCGCACGCGCCCACTCGATGTCGATCTGGTGGCGAGTATCGTAGAGCAACTGCGAGGCTTCGCCAAGGGCTTTGTCTAGAGCGAGTGTGTCGGGGCTGTACTCGAGCCCCGACACGTACAGTTTGAATTTGTCGAAGGCCTCGCGAGTGTTCATCTCATCACCAGATAAGTGCCGCCACTACGCAGGCCACAGAGGCTGCAAGCAGAGCGAGCACGACTAGATAGGGAATGTTAACGTCCATCACTCGTCCCACTTAAAGACGTATGCCAAGACTCCTGGCATTGACTCGTCCATCGGCTCTATGATACCGGCCTTGAGCAGGTCTTCAACCTCTGGCGGAGGTACGATACCCGATCGGTACGGTGTAAACCTGCGCACCTCGGTCGGGCGCTTGAGCAATCTCGCCATCTTGAGTGCCTTGAGCATTCCGGGAGACCAACCGAGATCTACGTAAAAGACTATTTTGTCTGCGGCGTACATCCACTCGTATCCAGCTTGGATACCGCGCTCGCGCTCGGCTGGGATCGAGTCATCGAGGACATCCGGCTGAGTGTACAACAGATGGCTTGCCAGAGGCGCCTCACCTCTATCGAGACAATGCCGAAGGCACCGCCGAGCGTAGGCGGTGTTGCGCTCGATGTCGCCTGCGTAGGGCGACTCGACTATAACGAGGTTCATGATGCCACCTCCGCGGTAGCGTTCACAGAGTCAGCAAAGCGCTTGGCGATAAGATCGTTCTGAAAGAAGACAGCAAGCTCGAAATCGCGGCCACGGCCGTCTACGAAAGTGAGATCAACCCAGCTAGATCGCTCGCCCGCGGTATGGACGGCGCGAACGGCCTTGCAGTTGTGAATGGTTATGCTTAGCATTAGTCTGACTCCTTGTTAATACGAAACCAGCGGTCGATCTCGCCGTTGTTGAAGTGCTCCGAGCGAACGCGCATAGTGTCGCGCAGCCGGAACTTGATAGGGATCTCGAAGCGCGAGGAGTCGCGCTTCCACATCTGTGTTCTGCCGTTGCGGCGGCAGTTGTACCACTTTGTGCCCTCGCGATAGACGATGGCAGTTTGTAACTGGCCAGCGTCGAGCGCGGCCTCGAATGCACTCCGGGTCATTTGATCTCCTCAATGTCGAGAGAGTTCTGATGGGGCCTATTGGCCGCCATCAGTTCGTCCATTCTGGCTCTGGCGTGGGCCTCAGTGCGATAGTAGCCACGCACGATCTCGAAGTCGCGAGAAGTCTCGATCACGAGCCACTGGTCGCCGATCCGGCCACGGGAAGCTTCCGCCATCGCACAGAAAACGGCTTTTACAGCCACGCGAAGCGACTCAATAGGCTCGTTGTCGAGGCCATAGCCGCGACGCTGTAGCGCCTCGACCCCAGCGTCGATCATCTCGGTGGTCAACTCGTGCGGACCCACCACGGAGAGTTTAGCCATTTTTGAACCCCTTAAAGAAGTTCGAGCCACAGTGGATCAGGAACATTCCTCCCTTGTCCGCCATCTCGAACGCGCAGTACATATAGCCATCAGAGTCGTGGATGATGGCTGCGACTTCACCCTCGAGAGTGCCTTCGGTGCTGTCCCGGTCGAAGAACTTTGGGCTGATCAAGACCTGAGATGGTAAGCTATACGTTGACATCGCTGACCTCCTCGACGAGTATTCGATTGATGTTAGTGATGCCATAGCCGTCGGCCCACTGAACTCGAACTTCGCCCGCGCGAGTGTACTCGCTGGGCTCGAGTACGCGCCCGCGGACCTGATTGGCGCCGAGGCGCAAGCGATACTCGAAGAGCACCTTGGTGCCGGGGACGAGGGTTTTCATTGCTGACTCCATTAGTCGTAGCGATCAAAGTCGCGGTAGATCTGTCGCTTGGTGAGATGCACGAGAATACCGAGGACTATGAGACACAGTAGCCAGGCCGCTATGCCGAGCGCGACGACTATGCCAGACATCAGGGATGCCCCTTGCGGGCAAGGTGCTGAGCGATACGGCCGAACGGGACCATCCGGTTACAGGTGCAAGTGTAGAAGATGCGGTGGCCTTTGTAGCCCTTAGATTTGATAACTGTGACCTTGACCCCGTCGATCTCCTCGACCGAAGCGTGCTCGGGCGGGATATGCTGGCCGCGACGAAAGCCGAGAAGGTTGAGCATCTCGTCGGAGTTGACTGGGCGACCCCAAGCGTTGCGAAGGTAGTTCATTGGGCTGACTCCTTAAGTGGTTGTGGACTCCAGTATTTGAGCTGTTTGAGAGCCTCGATATACTCTTGCTCTCTCCGTGTTTTCCAACTGTTAGCAACATTGCGGCTGTTGGAAATAACGCGTAGGTTACAGAGACGGTTATCGCGAGTGTCACCATTGATATGGTCTACGACAAGACCCGGAGCCGGCCATTGGCCGTGCACGAGTGCCCATATGATTCGACTAACTGAATGAGTTTTGCCCTCGAACCTAATCCGAGCGTATTCACTTTTACGGCGCTGATTGGTGCTGGTTCGCGCGCTCGGACCAGATAGCACAACGCCAGTTCGCCTGTATGCGAAGCGGCCTGTGTTGGGCTCGTAGTCGAATGTCTCGACGAGTTTTGGTATTAGGGACATTTTTCGATTATGGCATCGAATGTGGACAAAATTGTGGCGGGACACGCCCGCTCGAAGATTTATTTTGCAGCGAGATCAGGCTTCATTCGCTGGGTATGGCTCTGTCATGTCTTCCTCAACCTATGATATGCCCTTCCTAGTGCTACTATGCCTATGTTTACGGTTTTGCGACGCGCATTGGGGTGGCTCCAGAGAGGAGGCAAGGGTCGAGTGGGGTGCTCTTAGTCTTAGTCTATATATATATATTTATAAGGGTAGTAGGGGCAAACTGGGGCCTTGGGGTCCATCCTCTGAGCCATACCAATACGCGTCGCAAAAGCCGAAATGTAGGCATAGTAGCGTTAGGAAGGGTATATCATAGGTTGAGGAAGACGAGACGTAGCCATACCCGGGGCTGAGCCCCCCGCGAGACACTCCACGAGACGCGTGGCTAAGCCCCCTGATGCTCCCGCAGCAACGAGTGAAAAATGGGTACGATACCGATTGGGTATCGTACCCATCACTCACTGTTCTACCGCCGTACCAACTATGAAACCGCAGCAGAAACCGAACCAAACTACCACAATCAGGACTAGGATTTCCATTGTAGTGTCTCCCCGAAAAAGTGGGGAGGCATTCGCGCCTCCCCGATTGTCACACTACGCGGCGACGGCCACGGGGACTCGGACCAAACCCAACTTGGCCAGCTCCTCGTCGGTCATTTCGCCGGCCTGCTCGGCCAGGGTCTTGACCGGAGTCTTGGTCGTGGTGCGAGTGCCCGGAACGTTGCCACTCACGATTTGATCCCAACGCTTCTGGGCCTTGGCGAGTGCGGCCGCGTTGAACTCTGCGTCGGTTTTGAACTCTGTTCGCTTCACTCCCGCAGTCGTATCGACCACGGCTTGGGTCGCGCCGTAGCGGATGATGTATTCGAGTGACACAGGCGGAAGCGACTCGATCTCGATCGAGAACGTGTGATCAGCCTTCGGGACGTTGACGTTGAGCAACATGGTTCTGACTCCATTTCGGCTGGGATCATTCCCAAACCGTGAGTGGATCATACATCCGCGCCACTCCATTGTCACGTGCTATTACAGCATGGCTGTCATGCACTCACAGCATACCCAAACAACCGAGTGTTGTATTCATTTGTTATTAAAAACTGAATGAAGAAATGAATACAACAGTGTTGCGCTTGCGCTGCAGTGTGGCATGGTGGAGTGTGGCCTGCGGGAGACTGTTGCAAAGCAATTATAGAAGGGGGAGGGGGCAAAAAACGAACTTTTCTTGCTGGGCGCTTCAACCCCGCTAGAAAAATCCCCTCCCTACAGCCATATCCGGGCCTCCGGCCCTGAGCCCTCGGGGGCCGGTTCATCCGCCAGTTCTGGTCCCCTCTGGGACCGATTTCACTTGACTCGCTCCGGCAAAAACGGTATCATGCTCGCGCGGGGGAAGAGCCCCGACTGTTGGACGAGCCATATCAGATGGGCGACAGAGTTCATCCGCTAGGGCGCCCGGCCAAGGTGGAACTGGAGCCGCTTAACGACGCGGACTATGTCCGGGCGCGGAATGCTCAAGACGCCGAGGGCTGTGACGGGCTGCTTGAGCGCCTGCGAAAACATCATCCCGAGAGGGACCCATGTCCGACGACGAACTAATTGAATCTCTGGATCTCTCTGGTCCCATCGAGCGGCACCGCACTGTCGGAGCGATGCACAAGGAATTCTACATTGCCTACGAGAAGGATTTGTCCGCGGCGGACCTCGCGGCGCTCGAGCTTCCACGACCTCGGGCGCCGCGAACTCTTCAACGCATCCACGCCAGTCACCACTCGCTCGCGCGGTGCCTTGCTGTAGGGATGAAACAGAGCGAAGCCTCGCTGATCACCGGATACAGCTACACCCGAATGAAGCAACTCGAAGAGGACGCGGCCTTCAAAGACCTTGTTGCGGACTATCGCCAAGAGGCCAAGTCAGTCGTCGCGGATATGACCGAGCGGATGAACATCATGTCCCTCGACGCGATGGAACTTCTGCAGGAGCGAATGCAGGATAATCCCGAGCTGCTGACCGTTCCAGTCCTGCTGGACATCATCAAGGCCTTCGCCGATCGAACTGGCCACGGGCCGGGACAAGAGGTCAAACTGACCCTCGATCGAGATCTTATAGATCGACCGCCGCGCGAAACTGCTGAAGAGTGGAGCGCCCGTCGCGCGCGGGAACTTACGGGCGAGTCCACTGAAGTGAAGAAACTCAACTGAGGAGCATCTAATGACTGATGTCGTGGAGCAAACACTGGGACAGGAGCGCGTTCGCACGGGCTTCAATCCCTCCACTGAGAACATGGTCGATGTTATCAAGACCAAAACGGCCGAGTTGATCGACCTCTGTGAGGAGATCAAACACAAAGATCCGCGACTTGCGTCGCTCGCCCAAACGCACTACGAGGACGCAGCTATGTGGGCCGTTAAGTGCGCGACTGCGAAACGTTAGGGAGGCATAAATGCCGAGGAAGAAAGCTGTAAAGTCAGTGCCAAAGGCCAAGGCCCCACCTCCGGCTCCACCGCAACGCGAGTGGACTCGACCGCGGTTAACCTCGAGAGAACAAGAGGCCCTTGTCACGCTCAAAGAGATCGAGCACTGGCACATTGACCGCGGCGAGCGTGACGATCCCCATGTAGCAGCGCTGACCGCGCTGATACGCAAGTTCCAGTAGGCACTTCTGTGCCTGTCGCGCCCCGTAGCGCAGCTTGGAGTCCACAGCCGGGGCCTCAAACCGAGGCCATAATGGCTGATTGGTGCGATGAGCTGTTCTACGGCGGCGCGGCTGGAGGGGGAAAGAGTGATTTTCTGTTAGGTGATTTTCTGCAAGATGTACCCACCTACGATAAACGGTGGCAGGGGATATTGTTCCGTCGGACCTACAACGAGCTTGAGGACTTGATCCGCCGCGCGCGCGAGATCTACCCCGCGTCTGGCGCTGTTTGGCACGAACAGGCCAAGACTTGGACCTGGCCAAACGGCGCCAGTCTGCGTATGCGCTATGTTGAAAGGGACGCAGATGCCACACGCTATCAGGGTCACCAATATACCTGGATCGGATGGGATGAGCTTACGCAGTGGCCCTCCGACTACGCATATCGCTTCCTCCGAGCGCGATTACGCAGCGCTCATGGAGTCCCTACAAAACGTATTCGGGCTGCGGCTAACCCCGGCGGAGTGGGCCATCACTGGGTCAAAGCTTATTTCGTCGATCCGCATCCAGGGGGCTACATTCCCATTGAGGACTCGATCGTCAAGTCCAAAAGGATGTTCGTTCCCGCTAAACTACGAGATAATCAGATCCTATTATCCGCCGATCCCACCTACGGAGATCGACTCCGCGGGCTTGCGTCCGACGCTATGGTGCGAGCGTGGCTCGAGGGCGACTGGACCGTGGTCGAGGGCGCCTATTTCGACTGTTGGCGCTACGATTTACACGTTTTGGAGCCCTTTGACATCCCGCGGGAGTGGCCACGGTTCCGTTCGATGGACTGGGGCTCGTCCAGACCGTTTTCAGTCGGCTGGTGGGCTATCGTAACAGAGGACTTTTGGGCTCAGGGGCAGCGGACCGAGAAAAAGACTCGTTTGGTGCCTCGCGGCGCGCTTGTGCGGTGCCGAGAGTGGTACGGAATGACCTCTGCGTTCAACGTAGGGCTGAAATTGACCGCTGAGGGGGTCGCTGAGGGCATCAAAAAGCGCGAAAAAGAGGCAAAAGACCCTCAAATGCGATATGCAGTGCTCGATCCTGCCTGTTTCAAGGAGGACGGCGGGCCGAGCATCGCTGAACGCATAAACAAGGTGCTTTTAGGTGCTCGCCTGAAGCCTTTTCACGCTGCGGAGAACGCTCGGGTCCCGCAGCGTGGCGCAATGGGGGGCTGGGATCAAATGCGGGCGCGCTTAGTTGGGCATGATGGTCTACCAATGATCTACTGCCTCAGTACGCACGCAGCATCTATCCGAACGATCCCAGCCCTCCAGCACGACCCCGCTCGAATGGAGGACGTGAACACAGAGTCTGAAGATCACGCGGCGGATGAGTGGCGCTACGCCTGTATGTCGAGACCCTACGCCCCGGTCCCGGTCAAAGTTACTATGGCGAAGAAAATCGGTTACACTGCTAAGACCTCCAAGGCCGCGGGCGACTGGATGATCTACTGATGGCGCATAAGATCGAGGATCGCATCAGAGATACTACCACGTCAAGTGGTGTAGGTCCCCTTACGGTCACCGGAACTGCTCCAACTCGGTATCGAGCCTTCAGTGCTGTTTGCGCTCCGGCAGATACTATCTGGATCGCCACTGTTCACCAGACCGCGAACGAGTGGGAAGTAGCGCTTGCCACCTCCGACGGGGGAACAGGGCTAACTCGGACGACCATTCTCAGTTCATCCAACGGCGGTGCGGCAGTCAGTTTCTCGGCGGGGACTAAAGATGTTTTCGCAGTTCATCCAGCGGCCGAAATCTATCCGTTTGTCTTCACAGACGTAGTCAAGGGCCTCGTTCCGGCCTCTGGCGGCGGCAGCACGAACTTTCTTCGCGCCGATGGCACTTGGAATACCCCCGGCGGGAGCAGCACTAACGCATTTGGAACTATCGTTGTCAGCGGTCAGAGTGACGTGGTCGCTGAGACAGCTCCGGATACTTTGACCCTTGTCGCCGGAACTAACATAACTATTACCACCGATGCCGGAACAGATACGATCACTATTAACGCCTCTGGCGGTGCCTCTGCCGGTGGAGCCGATACCCAAATCCAGTTTAATGATGGCGGCGCGTTCGGGGCTGATGCGGATTTCACTTGGAACAAGACCACCAACGCGCTGTTCGTGAACGGGACTATTGAACTCGGTGCCGCGAGCGATACTACCCTCGCGCGGGTAAGTGCCGGAGTGGTGTCGATCGAGGGCGTTACGATCCTTACCACGGCCACTGGTCAACCGCTCGATGCCGATCTGACCTCGTGGGCGTCGGTCACTAGGGCGGCCGGATTTGATGCCTTCGCGGCCACACCCTCCAGCGCTAATCTCGACACTTTAGTGACAGACGATACCGGCTCTGGCGCGCTGGTCTTTGCCAACACACCTACGCTCGTATCGCCCCTTCTGGGAACTCCAACATCTGGCGTGCTGACCAACTGTACGGGCCTTCCGAGTATCGTGGTGGCGAACGAAGGCACTGATACAACGTGTTTTATAGCCTTCTTCACTGGCGCCACGGGCGAACTCGGACCCAAGACCAACGCGAACCTGACCTACAACTCCAATACTGGTGCCTTCTCCATAGGCACGGCTGCGGCCTTTACGGCCGGAACTATCGAACTAGGCGCCGCTTCAGATACGACGCTGGCACGCGTTTCTGCGGGCGTAGTGTCCATCGAAGGCGTGACCATTCTAACCACCGCAACGGGGCAACCCCTGGATGCGGATTTAACTTCTTGGGCTGGAGTTACTCGGGCGGCTGGCTTCGATACCTTCGCCACCACCCCGTCTAGTGCCAATCTTATCACGTTAGTCACCGACGAAACCGGAACTGGGGCGTTGGTGTTTGCCAATACTCCATCCCTGATTACGCCAAAGATCGCTGATAGTGCTGGTGGGCAGTTTTATAATTTCGCAGTCAGTAATCTCACGGCTGATCGAATAGTGACGCTGCCATTGCTTACGGCTGGTGACACCTTTGTATTTGAGGCCCATGCGCAGACGCTCACAAATAAAACCATTGCTCTGGGCAGTAACACAGTCTCCGGCTCGGTGGCCGAGTTCAATGCCGCCCTGACTGCAGCGGACTTCTACACCACAGGCGGCACCGACGTATCCCTGGCCGATGGTGGTACTGGGGCCTCGCTGGTTGACCCTAACCTCGACCGTTTTCTCTTCTGGGACGACAGCGCGGGTACCATCAAGTTCGCCATCCTGGCTGACCTCATCACGGAAGCCGCCCCCGCAGCGGGAGACTTCATCCTGGTGCAGCGCGCGGAGGATGACCTTGTTAAAGTTAACTGGTCCTCGCTCCCTGTCGGTGGGGTGCCAACCCTCATCACGGTGGCGAACGAGGCCACCGATACTACGTGCTTCCCGGCGTTCTTCACCGCTGCGACCGGAGACCTCGGGCCGAAGACCAATACGAACCTCACCTACAATTCTAACACTGGGGCCTTCTCGATTGGCACTGCGGCAGCCCTCACTGCTGGCACGATTGAACTCGGTGCTGCCTCTGATACAACTCTGGCCCGCTCTGGCGCTGGTGATGTGACCATCGAAGGTAACACGGTCTATCGCGTAGGCGGCACCGATGTTGCTTTGGCCGACGGCGGAACCGGTGCATCACTGACAGATCCTAATCTTGATCGTGTCTTGATGTGGGATGACAGTGCAGCGACTATTAAGTTTGCTGACCTCGCTTCACTAACTACTGAAGGTGCTCCTGCTGCGGGAGACTTTTTGTTGGTGCAGCGAGCTGAGGATGACATTGTCAAAGTGAATTGGTCTTCTCTTCCTGGGGTGGGCGGCGGCATCTCTAACGTGGTCGAGGACAGCACGCCCGAGTTGGGCGGCGACCTGGAGACCAACAACTTCGACATCAAGTTCGAACAATACAGCGCCGACGCGGTAGACGCGGAAGCAATCTTCCAGAAGTCCCGCAACGCGGCTATCGGATCGCACACCATCGTCCAGGACGGCGATGACCTGGGTACGCTCCGCTTCCAAGGCTCCAACGGCACCACCTTCGACACCGCCGCTTTAATCCTTGCTGAAGTGGATGCCACGCCTGGTGCCTCCGCTGATATGCCGGGCAGGCTTAGCTTCTGGACTACACCAGATGCTTCGGCAACGCCACTAGAGCGGATGCGGATTTCAAACGCTGGGGGCGTGGCCATCGGAGGCGGCGGGGCGGGGGTGTTTGGAACCATATTCACAGTCCAGGGCAACAGCACACTCCCTGTTGTGGTGGACTTCGGCCATTGGGAGGCGAGCAACGTCGGTCCTACCCAGCGGTTTATAAAGAGCCGCAGTGCCTCAATTGCTGGCGTTACTATCGTCAACGATGGTGACACTCTCGGGGTTATGCACTTCTACGGTGCAGATGGTACGAGTTATTCACTCGGCGCTCAGCTTGGCGTTTTCGTGGACGGCACGCCCGGTGTAGGCGATATGCCTTCACGCTTCGTGTTCTCTACGTCCCCAGATGGGAGTGGAACGCCCAGCGAGCGGATGCGGATCGACAGCGCTGGAAAAGTTGTTATATCTCAGCTTGGTTCTGGTGCTATAACCGGGCACGCAAACACCCCGCAAATTCAGTTTCATTCCTCTAGCATAGCTAATAATACATTAATGCTTGCCATGTGGGAAGCTGGTGTTAATGGACAGCGATTGGAGTTTGCGAAGTCCCGCCACACTACGTTTGGCAGTCACACGGCTCTGAACAGTGGGGACACTATTGGAGAGATTGTCTTTTCGGGGTCGGACGGAGTAAACTTTGAGAAGTTCGCAAAGATCGAATGTCTTGTAGAGAGTACTGTAGCTAGCAACGACTGTCCGGGAGGACTGTATTTCTACACTACGCCGGATGGAAGTGCGACGACCACCGAACGTCTGAGGATCAACAACGCTGGTGTTGTAATCGTCGGCGGGGCTGCTTCGGTTGCCTCAGTTGACCAAACGGGCGCTGCTATTACCCCCGCTTTGCAAGTTCTGGGTACCAATGCTAGTACCTCGGCTATGGAGGTACTGCGCTTTGAAAGCGGTAACAACGCCGCGCGGTTGATACTCGGACGTAGCGCCAATGCTACGATTGGCAGCCACACTGCTGTTGCAAACAGCGAGGCAACGGGAGCGATCATATTCGTCGGCTCGGACGGCACTGACTTTGAACCATTGGCGGCGATCTTCGCCTTCACCGATGGCACTGTCGGGGCCGGTGATATGCCAGGATCGCTTGTGTTTGCTACTACACTAGACGGAGCGGAGGCCACCACCACCCGGCTTACTATCAAGAACGATGGGCGTATCGTAGCAGTCAACGGCGCGGTCCCGCACTTCTGGTGCTACTGGACAGCCAACAGTACCACCATTCTGGCCAGCTACAACATGACCTCCATTGCCGACACCGCAGTCGGTGACGCCGATGGGACTATTGGAGTGGACTTCTCGTCGGCCAACTGGGCCGGGCACGTAGACACCAGCGACTCCACCGCCGCTGGTTGGGACACGGACAGTATTCAAAGCTCGGGCTTCAACGCCAAGGCTGCTGGTACCTTTGGTGTTCTGTGTGGAAATATGATCGACGGCACTACGGCCGTAGGTGGTCTAGTGGATCCTCAACAATGGAGCGTGACAGGATTGGGGGTTTCAGCATAATGACTGATTTGATTAAACCAGATGTAGTTACAGTAGCGGTTACTCGTGCGGACGGAGGTCTTACGATCCTCAAAATAATTGAAGCTGAGTATATACAAGACCCGGAAGACAAGTCTAGACGACTTCTGAATAAGAGATATGATGTAACTTCAGAGTACATAAAGGAGATAATCTCTAAATACGGTTGGCGAGGAGATCTTGCTCCAGTGAGCTGGCGTATTGTACCGGATGACTTCGTGGATGAGACGGTGGACCGAACCTTTAGGAATGCCTGGAAGGACGTTCCAGGCCGAAAAAAGCCTGACCACGATATGAAAAAGGCTAAAGAAGTACAGAGGATTTACCTCCGAAGGGCTCGATTGGCAGAGTTCTGTCGGTTGGACAATGAACTCCGTCTCGCCGAGGCCGCCGAGGACGTAGAGGCCAAAAAGGTCATCATCAAGGAGCAGCAGAAGTTCCGCGACGTGACTGATGATCCTCGGATTGAGGCCGCCGAGACAGTAGAGGACCTGAAAAAGCTGCGGCTAGACGCTCTGGTTCCAGAGACCAAAGGCGAGAAGTACATGGACAAGATGCACTGGAATACGGCCGTCAAACTCCTGAAGGAAAACGGAACATGACTTGGGATCAATTTGGGGCTTTGGGGCTCAGCACTGGGCAGAAGAGCGTTCTCGCGCAGTTCGAGGCTA